GATTGGATGTTGTGAACTCGAAATAGGGCTTAAAAAGAGGCTAATAGAGGAATTTGAGCAAATTAAATGGAAAGATCCTGACAAAGATGGAAAAATAGCTGTAACACCAAAAGAAGAAATTAAGGAGCATTTGGGAAGATCACCTGATGTCGCAGATGCGATCATGATGCGAATGTATTTTGAAACTATTGTAGGCATGTCATATATTGCTGTTTAAAGTATATACACAAATAATTAATATTTAAATATAAAAAGCAATAAATAATTTCATGAAAGGATATATTGCTGTTTCAGATACGCAGAAAAGAATTGCGATAAAAGAACAATTTATAGGAGAAGTTATTGATTCACCAATTAAATTCCCAAAAGAACTGGGGGTAGTTCATCCATTTGATTTTAATATGGTTGAAAAATGGTACAATGGGCACCCATTTGTAAAGGGGGCCATAGATAAGCATGCAGATTTAATTGTTTCCGATTTCAATGTAGATTCAAATGAAAACAAATCTTTAAAGATAATTCAGAATTTTTTAAACAATACAAATTTCTTAGTGTTTTTAAAACAATTTGTAACAAGTGCATTAGTTTATGGAAATGGATTTGCCGAAATAGATGCCAAATCGCAGCAAGTTAGAATACTCGATCCAAAAACAATGTATGTTGTAAGAGATGAGAATGGGAATGTAGTGGGATATAATCAATATCTTGGCGAAGTAAAATTATTTTCAAAAAATAAAAAAAAGGTTATTCCATTTAAAACATCTCAAATAGCTCACCTAAAATATGGAGATTTGAATGGAGATGCATATGCCCTTGGATTGATTTGGCCAAACAGGGTTGCATTGGATTTATTGGCTAAAAATCAAATTGATATGCATAAATTAATAGGTAGAAAAGCAGGAGCACCATATCATGTTAAAGTAGGAATTCCTGGTGAAGCGGCAATTAAGGAAGATATAGACCAAGCTAATGAAAGTTTACAATATATAAATAATAGGACAGAATGGGTTACAGATGCCAATACAGATATAAAATTTTTAGATTTTGGAGATTTGGGTCAGAATTTCAAATCTGTATTAGACCATGACGTAGATCAGTTAATATTTGGATTTCAAATACCGCTTGTTTTGATGGGAGTATCAAATGTAAATGAAGGAATAGCAAAGGTTCAAACGGAAACATTTCAAAGAAGAATAGAAAGTTATCAAGAAATAACAGAACAGGTTATTGAAGAAAAAATATTCAAATCAATATTGCTTGAACAAGGACTTCAAGCAAATATTGAGATAACATGGAATTTGCCAGGAGAATTAGAAATAAATAATAGAATTATACAAATTACTGGGCTACTTGGGGGGACGATAAATATTTCAGAGAATATGCGCAGAATATTAGAAATAGAATTGGCAGACGCATTAAAAATTAAAGATGCAGAAAAATATTTGAATAAACCAGATCCAAAATTAATGAGTTTAGACGATGAAAAAACAAATACGGAAATGAAATCGACAGAAGCAGAAGAAGAATCAAAAATTAAACAGCCAGAAGTTCCAGGAGAAAAACCTGCTGCACAAGAAAGTGCAAGGTTGGATGAATGTTGCTTAGAAGAAATTGTTGAAAATTATTCAATAAAAGAATGGGTGGATTTGAAAGAAATGGCAGGATTTAATTATTCTGATTATTTGGTTAATATATTAAAGATTTTGGCAAAAGATGATTTTAAAGATTTAAAGGCATTAACAGAATTAGATATGCAATTGGGATTGCTAAATGAAAAAGAAATCGAAAAATTAAGAATTATTCTTAATGATGGCTTTAAAAAGAACAAAACCATTCGGCAAATAGAAAAAGATATAAACAGATTTATCAAATTAAAAGATAGATATATAATCAACGAAACTGGAGAAAAGGTTTTAAAATCAAATGCATTGGCTCGTGCAAATGCCATAGCAAGAACAGAAACAGTAAGATTAGCAAATAGAGGATTAATAGAAACATATAAAGATAATCAAATTAAACAAGTAAGATTTTTATCAGCACTATCAGAAAGAACATGTGCCGAATGCGAATCATTAAATGGTAAAGTTTATGAAATAAATGAGGTCCAGAATATTATACCCGTTCATTCAAATTGTAGGTGTACTTGGGTAGGAATTATAGGATAAGGCAAATGAATATAAAAGAACGTCCAAAATGTGTAAATTATGAGAAATGTGGTAGAGAAGCAATATGTTTAATAGGAAATCATTGGGCATGTGGTGAATGTGTCAAGAGGATGCAAGATAAAATAGAGAAATTTAAAGAGGAAATGCTAATTTATGGTTAAGATAATTAATGGAAAACAAAGAATAGTTTCCATGAGAAATATAGGGGATATAGAAGTATTCTCGGATATAGGAGAAAGTGCTATAGATAAAGAAAGTGTTCCAGTAATCGGTGAATGGAAAGATCAATTGTTACATGGAGAAACAAATTCAGGGGGACCACCAAGCAGAGCACAACTAATGTGGGGCGGGCATGTTAATAGATTATGGGGTACGGATGCGCAATTACATGGAATACGATTGCCTAATTTAAATGAAGTTGGAGAAAATGCAGATACAACCCGGCGCAGAAAGAAAGTTCTCATTACAGATAGCACAGAAGGAAATATATAATGTATATATCGAATTTCTTAATATTTAAATACATAATTTATTAAATAAAATTATGCCTATTCCAAAACCAAACAAGGGAGAATCAAAAGACAACTATATTTCAAGATTTATGAGCAGTGAAATAATGAAAAAAGAATATCCAGACGAAAAACAAAGATTGGCAATAGCATATAGTGAATGGAGAAAACACCAAGAATCAAATAAAGAAATGATACTCGAATATTTCGTGCCAATTGCAGAATTTTCAGGACAATTAAAAGAAAATGAAGATTTCTCAATACAAGGAATTGCTATAAATGAAACTACTACATCAAACGGACATAAATTTTTAGCAGAAGAATTAAGATTGGCTGCTCCAACATTAGGGGGTGTTCCTTTGCTCAAAGATCACAATAATTCTGTAGATGCAATAATGGGAAGAGTAACTTATTCTGAATTTAATGAAATGCAAAATAATATTCTATTTAGAGCAAATGTTATGGACGAAACAATGAAAAAAATGATAAAAGACGGAAGGATTAATTCTGTAAGTGTAGGGGCAATAGTTAGGGATATAGAAGAAAAAAATGGAGAACTTATTCCAAGAGGAATTATATTTAGGGAATTAAGTCTTGTCGCAGTCTCTGCAGATCAAAGTGCTACATTTAATGTAGCATTAAAAGAAGCATGGGATAAACATATTCAAATAAATAATACAACAAATGAAAAGGGAGGAGAAACAATGGCAGACGCAGACCAAAAAACAGAAGTCAATAAAACTGTTTCTGTTGCAGAAAAAATAGAATCTGCTGCAGAGAAAGTAGAAGAAAAGACACCAATTGCAGAAGTTAATGAATCTGAAACAGATAAATTACTAAAAGAAATTTTAGCAAAACTTAATAAAGAATTCAACGAAGAAGCAAAGGTAGAAGTTAAAGAAGTTGTTCAAGAGGTTAAAACCGAAGAAGCTTCAGAGATGTCTTTTATAGAGACTTGTGGAAGTTTGAAGGGCGGAGCCATCACTGTTCAACGAAAACTTAGATAATGGCAAGTAACCCATTAGGCGCAGTAATAATTGCAGATGGTGGAAACCCAAGAACATTAACAGGTATTGCATTAGAAACAATATCTGGGGGTCAATGTGTAGTAGCATCTGGTGCATTTAATGCAGTTGGTTCACAAGCAGCAAGTTTCGACACAAGTGATATTAAAGTAGCACTTGTAATCGATCCTGAAAAAGTTAATGGTGTAGCATTAAATAATGCAACATCTGGGAACGCAATAACATTTGCAACACGTGGAGCAGTTATTCTTAAGACATTAGGTTCAGTACTTCAAGGTAATGCTGTAGAAGCAGTATCACATGAAGGAGTTCAATCTATATCTTCTGGAGCAATTCCAAGTGCTTTATATGCTGGAATAATGGCAAGTAAATCATTCGGGAGAGCATTAACAGCAGCAGGTTCTAATCAATATGCTTTAATTGATATACATCCATAAAATGGCAGAATTAAAACACATTCAAGAATATATTGGTACTGAAGACGGAACAGCTGGAACATTATTAATTCCTAAATTAATCCTGCCGATTCTTATTGAGGAAATAGAGAAAGCTCTAATCCCAAGAGAACTCGCAGCACAATTTTGGGGACCAGCACAAATTCAAGGTTCTTCATTTTCAGTAAATCTTGAATCACCAGACACAATGGATGTGAGGCAAGTAGGAGAAGGAGCAGAAGTTTCGATGGATGCTGGTGAATATTCATCAGTTACATATACACCAAAGAAATATGGTGTAGCTGTTAGAATTACCAGAGAAATGATCGAAGACTCTCAATTTCCAATACTTGAAGCGCAATTAAGAGTAGCAGGTAAAAGATTCGCTGAAAAAGAAAACGAATTGATACTGACAGCACTTGACGGTGCAGGAACAACTGTAGCGGGCGGAGCGGCAATAACTTTGTCGAATATCACCGAAGCAATGGCAGCATTAGAAAACAACAGCTATAGCGCAACCGATATGATTATCGGAAACGAAGTTCTTCAAGACCTTAGAAATATCGACACATTTGTAGAGGCCAGCAAAGCTGGTAATACAGAAATGTTGAATAAAGGATTCTTGGGAAACATCTATGGAATGAATGTTGTACGATTTGATGATAAAGCAAGTCCAACAGCTGGAACCTACAAGAAATACGCATACATTATTGACAGATCACAGGCATATGGCTTGGCTGTTAAAAGAGATTTAACTGTAGAGAACTTTGATTTGCCAACTTATGATATGCAAGGAGCATGTTTAACTTGGAGATTTGATGTTCAACTACTTAGATCAAATGCAGTAGCAAAGATCACCACAACCTAAATCTGAAGTGATTTAAGTGAAGGGGTAGCCCAGACACACCCGAAAGGAGGAACTGGTAGAAGGTAAATCCCCTATTTATAATTAAAGACAATCGGATAGACGAGATAACTAAATAAAAGGAGAAAAAATAAATGACAACAATGAATGGAAGCGTAGTCGGATTAGTTGATGGACTAAAACAAGGTATTGGTGTTAGTGGATTAACTGTTCCAAACAGCATTATAATCAATATGGGCGCTCCAAATAACATAATAACCAC